GTAGACTGGCGAGACAATAAGACAGAATGCTCCTATGAAAAAATGTTTAATTAGTTCTTTATTCATGTCTTCTCCTTAATGTCATATCTAGCAACTACTGCTTTGGCAGCTTTCCACATATCAAAAGAAACTGGCTCGCTATAGTTGACCATCTCTTTATCGTACTGAGCTTGAAGATAAAGTTCTTCTTCACGCTTCATTTCACGAGCTTCTAGGTTATTCATCATAATATCTTGGTCGTTCATATTTTCTCTCTCATCTCAATTTATGTAGCTATTATATCAAATTGGAGAGAAAAGTCAAAGACTATTTTGTTATAAGCTCATAACTAGGAGTTATAAGCAAATATCTCAAGTTCGCCATACATAACTACATTTGAGTCATCACTGTCATATCCCTTCTCTTCAAGGAAAGAGAAACCATCTTCTTCATATCCTTCTTCGAGAGATTCTTTTTGCTCATCGGTTTGATTACCAACAAAGTCAATGTCTACTGAAACACCATCCCAAGTGGAACCAAATTCAAACTCCTCAAATTGATACGGCTCAAACTCATCACCATCTTCAGCATAATTTGCTGCCTCAAGAATGTCAACTTCTTCTTGATTTTGCGGTGTGACATTGACACAGCCATTGCGCCAAAGTATATTCACAACCATTTTCTGCTCTGGATCATCACGATGACTAAATGTTTCAGACTCAACGAAACACTTCTTATACAGTGGTTGTACTGAATAGGTCTTACCAATTTTAAAATCCATAATCACACCTTTGTTGTGTATCATTCTATAACCTCTATCTCAACTAACCAATCATCGAGGTGTGCTTCATGACCGCCTTCATCAAGTATAAACTCTATAGCTTTTTCTCTTAATAGATAGTATCGGTCTATTTCTGAAGTCTCGCCGTATTGGCCACCGTAAACATCATACACTCCGTATATTTTCATTTTATAGCCTCCATTTCATATTTTCTCTCTTTATCAATTCAATACAAGTATTATATCAGATTGGAGAGAAAAGTCAAAGACTATTTTGTTATAAGCTTAGAGCTTTTAGTTATAAGGAGTTATGGTCCGATGATGACGTTTGGAGCGCCAGAAATGATTACGCCCGCCAGATCGGCACCATCTCCAACTCGATTTGCGGGGATTCCACCAAAGAACACCTTTGGTGATCCTGCTAGTGTTGTAACGGTATGAGGTACACAAGAAGATCCTGATAGAAATGTATGAGGAGCGATAGGACTGCCTGTGACTGCGGCAGGAAGACCCGCTACAATTACTTTAGCTTGTAATGAGGATACGATAGTAGATTGTACAGTACAGGCGTGACCTGTAATTATCGAATCTGTTATTCTTGCTGATGGTGCTGGCATATGTTAAGTTCCGTCTGGTAAATCTGGATATCCGGCACTACCTGGACCTAGCTGAGTGCCTGGCGGTGCAATTGTCTGTACTCTACTTATATACTTATTGAATCTGTTGTACACTGTCTGATTAATACTAATCGACTGAGTAAAAACATTTGCGTTTGTATGTTCGTAAGTTATATTGAGTGTAGCAGTGACTGCAAACTGATTAGTGCTAGGTAATTCCAATTCTACCAGAGATAGCAGAGATGGATTTGTGGCTGCCTGTGCTTCTGCTACACTATTGAACGTGGCTCTCGTACCATCTTGCATGATGCAATCATATTGTTCTTGAAATGGATATGAAGACCATAATCGATTATAAACCGAGAGTAGATAGTGATCTGATCGAATAGAGGGCGTAAGAAGATATCCGTTACCACTCGAAGTATTACTTCCACTAAGTGTCATATCCGTTATAGTCCAGTTAGTGGTAGCACGATTTGCATAACCTTCTGGCCAGAACTCAATTAACACATGAGACTGAAGTTCATTAGACTGATCGATTGCGGCAGGTGAAGTGCCCTCATAAATGTAGCAAGGAGGAAGGTGTATTGGATTAGAGGCCAAAGTATTGGAGTTTCTATAAACCGCTCCATGAGTAGGATATACGTACCCTCCGTTAGCGTAATATATATCTGCTAATATTGTCTCATCGATATCTTCTGTTTCGGGATCATCAGCAAACGATCCAATCTTTTCTTGTCCAGTCCTAATCGTGTTAGGGTCTTGCATAGTCGGACCACTAAAGCCGTGTCTACCCACTGTTACTAGATATATTTCTGTGCCTTCTGGCTCGGTTGCTGACATTCTCTATAGACCTTGTTTATCTCTTTCTATTATATAGGCTTTCACTAAACCACTTCTCACGATATCATCGGCTAGAAACTCTACAAAGTCGAATTGCTTCATGTTACTAATAATCCGCATAAACGTCTTGAGTCCAGAAAGTTCTTTCTTTCTCTCGCTAGTAAGGTCATCCTGCTTTACATCACCAGAGAATATGATTCTACAGTTCTCACCAACACGAGTCATTACGGTGTGCAATTCTTGATCACTCATATTTTGCATTTCGTCGACCACAATGATACAGTCATCGAACGTAGATCCTCGAAGAAAAGAAGTAGATATAAACTCTATGTTGTTCCGTTGCTTGAGTATCTCATATGCATCGCCTCTGCCTAAAAGCTTGTTACATATGTCATAGTATGGACCTTCGTACACCTTCATCTTATCTTTCTGACTACCGGGTAGAAATCCAATGTCTCTAGTTGGAACAATTGATCGAACAATGAACACTTTCTTATACGGCGTATTCGTCTTCAACGTCTCTTTGAGAGCGAAGTAGAGTGCTAGAAACGTCTTACCCGTTCCTGCAATACCGTGTAACATTAAGTTCTGACCTTCATCCCAAGACTCAAAGGCTGAAGCCTGATTATCAGTGAGTGGAGCAATATCACTCTGAACTGAAAATCCTGATGAAAGTTGGTTATCTGTGTCTAAGACTCCTTGCTGTCTTAGTACTCGTCTCTGCCTTTTAGTTAGTCGTTCTTGTTGTTTTGCAGGCATTCATAATTCCTTATCTGGTTTCTATGGTAGACCCCGCATTATTCTTTTTGATATCCTTCAACATATCATTGAAACTATCGGGCGTCTTCTTAATGCCCAAGCGGGCAGAATCACCAATTGCTGGCGCATGAATGATTTTCTTCATGTGAGGATTATCGATATCGAACTGTTGCATAGATGCAATGGACATAAAATGATCACTTATTTCACCAGTATCTTCATTTTTGTATTGATATATAGGCATTATATTAGTTTCTCCGGTTTATAGAAGTAGGGAGCAATACTAGATCACCCCCTACTATATTCATATTTATACTACATGATACCTCAGACGAGCATTTCGTATATTTCTTTCCAATTCTGAACAGTAGTGATAGAATCATTCTCGTATTGGTCATTATATGGATGAGACATTAACACTGACGTTAAACCCATACTATCACCCAACTCAGCATTAGAAATTTTATCTTCCACCCAGATACATCCACTATCTAAGTAAGGCAACAATGCTTCATCTTTATCTGCTCCAGTATCTAAGCAAACTATACGATCAAACGCAGTTTCTCCAAAGAGATTTTTGATATTTTGCTCTCTTAGTCGAACAGCATATGGATCTATAGATAGACTAGTTATACAATGAAACACATAACCTTTCTCCTCGTGAAGCTTGCGAATATACTTCACTGCATCTCTAAGTGGAGGCAAACAACACATATTCGCACTCTCATTAAAGAATCTTACAAGTTTTTTCGACACTGATCTAGGTATTCCGTAGCAAGTAGATACATCATAACTGTCAGGATCTTCTAGGGTAAAACCCTTATTCTTCATCCAGGTCTTATAGACAGAGAACCAATCAACTAGGACTCCATCACAGTCTACCAATATTATATTGTTGTTCATCACTCTTCCTATTTGAAGTACTTCTCTAACATTTCGTACTTGTCACAGTACTCGGCCATCTTCTCTAGCTCAGATTCAATGGTTTCCATGATATCTGGATGCTCTGCTACACCAACTGAATTGTCTAATAGTACATCAATATTCATTTTGTGCTTGCCCGCTTGAGCTTGCATATAGGACATTGATGTGGCGATTAAATCGGCTCTACGATTTTTCATAATCAATCCTGCTTTAAGTCTGAGTAGTAAGAGGCTATGTTAGCGATATCTGCATCAGATAACCCTTTTGCCATTCCTGACATCATAGGATTATTTCGTACTCCATCACGATACTGCTTAAGAGCAGACACAAGATAGAGTTCTTTCTGACCAGCTAGATTAGGAAACATAGGACTATTACTGATTCCATATGCTCCATGACAACCAGCACAGGAAGCAGAACGTGCTTTACCCGCATCTGGATCACCCGCTGTAGCGAACGAAGATAGTGACATCACTGATAATAAAAACATTACTGAAAGGTGCTTCATTTCAATCTCCAATTATATAATTGTTAGTAAGAGTCTCGGCTCTTCCGCTTCTCTTTTCTCGCTTTCTGGATATCAGACTTGCTTTTATCATACCTTTTGGTATCTTTTTTAGCATCAAAATCTTCATCAACCCATTCACGAAATTTCTTACTTTTACTTTTACTCATGCTACGTTCCTATGACTCGTTCTTCTTAGGTCGACCACGACCTCGCTTAACTGCTATTGGCTCAACTATTCCACCTGGAAATGCTTCGTTAATAACTTCAGGAGAAAGGTCTGGATATGGCTCTTTTGCTATAGTTCTCAATAGCAGTTTAGCGTCATCTGGATCAATAGTCTCAAGCATCTGAATAAACATAGCTTCTTTCTTCAATCGATTTAAGTTAGCGCCATCTTTCATCTGAGTCACGAGGTACGGCATCTTTCGCATTTCACGATACAACATACCATGGGACTCATGGATTACAGACTCAGTGTATGGTGGTGGAGTACTGGGCAAATCAAAAGTCCATCTTGCGTCACACATTAGAGCTAGAATATCTCTGAGTGGACGACTATCATTCTTTCTTAAAATTGAGACTTTCTCTTCATTACTTTCCGCTTCACGAGCAGTGTTTACTATCTCTGCCAAGGATACTGTAGACATCTTAAAATTCCCCTATACATTCCATTAAGTTTCTTAGTTTGTTTTTGATAAAATAGTTCAATAGCTGACTTCTATCTCTACCATCTTCTTCACGCCAAGCACTCAAGATTTCATCTTTCATACCCTGAGGCACTTCAGTCAAATCTATCAGTGCTTTGTTTCGCATATAATTCCGCTTTACTTCTTCCTGCATATTATTTATATCTGTCCATTCAGCTATTCTTTTCTGTGTAACTGGTCGCTGGCGTATTCCCATAACAAAGCAATTGTCAGGAGACAAGACATTTGGTATACCGTCACCAGCATCACCCTTAAGAATATGCTCTGCCAAATACTTCTCAGGATTAGAGTTAGATATCCAACGCTTTCTCACTGGATCATACTGCTTCACGTTTGCGTAGCTTTGCAACTGTACATAATCCTTATCGCCAGAGAGAACAAGAATGGGCTCACCGGTGTTTAGTGCTGTACCTTCTTCGTGAGCAATTGTGCCAATGATATCATCAGCTTCACAGGTCTCAATCTGAATAACTTTGTACGGAAAGAAGGTCTTTAGCTCATCACGAATCGTATTGAGTGCTTGAAAAATAGCATTCCAATCCAACTCAGAGCTATCTCGTGACTTCTTGCGATTGGCTTTATAATATGGATACATCTGTCTACGCCAGTAATTCTTGTCATCACAGCAGATAACCAGTTCACCAAACTCGTCACCAAACTTCTTACGATTAGAGCGTAGTGTATTAAGAATCATATGCCTAAGCATATTCACGTCTATTTCTGCGTTTTGATGATTGCCTATTTGCATCATCATATTTGCGATCATGACTTGGTTCATATCTACCAATATCATATTCTTCTCCTAACTTAATTTATGAACATCTATAGTAACATAGATAATTGGCCATGTCAAGTTATTTTTTAACTTTTACTTTAGGCTTTGATTTAGTCTTTATCAACTCACCGTCAAACAG